GAGCTACAGATTGATAATAACGGTAATACAAATATTTACAATATAGCTAGGACACTTACCCCTACTAAATGCTTTTTATCTAAAGATGGTGTAGATATAACTCATTCTACCTTAGCTAAGACAAATGAGTTTATACAGAAGTTGCTTCGTTCTACTGGTAAGGTATTTCAAAATTCTGTTATTATGACTATCAATAATACTGTGCCGTTTATGGCACAAAGTAAAATTGATAAGCGTAAGTTTATTGAAAGTGTTTTGAATCTTGAAGCGTTTTCAGAAATGCTCTCATTAACTCGAGAAGAATATAATCTTATAAAAAGAGATTATGAAGTACTGTATGCTAAGAATCAAACTGTTGAAAAGAGTTATAATACAAGTAAGACTCAATTAGAACGTTTTGAAGAAAATAAGCAAAATAGAATTAAAACAATTGCAGATAGAATAGCTGAAAATATAGTTAAGATAGATAATTTTACTAAACAAATAGTAACGTTACCTGATAACGTCGATCAACTTATTACTGATAAGCTTACTTTACTTAATAACGAAATAACAGACATACAAAAAAAGCGAAGAGATGCCGATAACGAATTAACAGTTATTCGAACAAATATTAGCTTACTTGAAAAACAACTTAAAGAAATAGAAAAAGACGGAGCTAGTTGTACAACATGTAAGCGTCCTTTTCCTGAAGATGATTTAAAACATAAAGAACTGAATAAAAATGAAATTAATAATAGTTTGTCGTTACTTTATAACGATAGAGAATCTGCAATAACTATTGTTGATAATATAGAAGATAGAGAAGATAATAAGAGAACAGAAATAAGAACTGTTGAAACAAAAAAAGACGGAATTAGTAAAGTAAAATCTACTAATGATGCTCTACAGACTAAAATTGTTTTTTTGACTGATAATAATAATGATTTACTGCTTGAGCAGCAAGATATAGCTCACGAAACAAATGCAGAATTAGAACAAACGGTTCAAGAACTTGAAACAGAGTATAACGATAATAAATCTCAAATTGAAAAATTAGACAATAATCTATCTGTACTTGAGTGCGTTAAGTTTGTAGTATCAGAAGAAGGAGTAAAATCGTATATTGTTAAAAAAATTCTTAAGGTTCTTAATTCAAGACTTGCTTATTATTTACAAGTACTTGAAGCTAACTGTCTCTGTCAATTTAACGAATACTTTGATGAAACTATTACTGATGAAAAAGGTGGAGATAAATCCTACTTTAACTTTAGCGGAGGAGAACGCAAGCGTATTGATTTAGCATGCCTCTTTGCTTTCTTAGATATTCGTAGAATGCAAGGAGATGTACACTTTAGTACAATCTTCTATGATGAACTTTTAGATTCGTCTCTAGATGATAAAGGTGTTGAATTAGTAGTTAATATTTTAAGGGAACGATCTGAAAAGCATAATGAAAGCAGTTATATTATTACTCACCGTGGAGTAGCCTTTACAGGTAAGGTAAATAATACAATTATGCTGGAAAAAAGAAACAACTTTACATATTTATTATAACACATGAGCAACATACTCTCCCATCATTCAGGTATTGCACACAATATTGGTGCACCTATTGGTCTACCTCCAGGAATACCTAGCACTTGTCAGGTATTTCCTTTACCTCCTAGTATGGCTTTACCACCACCAGAGATACCTGGTCAAGGTCTTCCTAGGGCTGTAAACTATTTAGCTGATTATGGTGGTTGTAGCTGGTATCGTTGTATGGCACCAAACTTAATGCTCAACCTTTATAATAAGGCTGTAGTAATTGAGTCTACAACAATGGTTCTTGACCCTCGTTATTACCAGGGCTTAGCTGCTGTTAAGATTCAACGTCAGGCAACACCTCAACAAAGAGAGTTTGTAACCTTCCTCAAACAAATTCAGAAAGATTGTGGATTTAAATTAATTTACGAAATTGACGATATTGTCTTTAGAGAAGATATTCCTGACTTTAATCGTAATAAGGATGCATTTACGTCAGATGAAATCCGTAACAGTATTATGGATATTATGAACATGTGTGACGAAATTACTGTTACATGCCCGTTCATGAGAGACTACTTTAAAGAAAAGACGGGTAATCAAAATGTAACTGTTATTCCTAACTACCTATTGAAATGGTGGTTTGATCGTTACTACAATATTAGTAATCTTGTTAACGCTTACGACAGAAATCAGAAGAAGCCTGTTATTTCAATCTTTGCTTCAGGTACCCATGTTGATGTAACAAACAGAACAGGTCAAAATGATGACTTCGCTGCTATTATAAACGCAGTTATTAAGACACGTAAGAATTACAAATGGCAGTTCTATGGTTGCTACCCACTACCGTTAAAGCCGTTTATTGATTCTGGAGAGATCTTGTTTAGAGATTGGACTCAACTTCCTGACTTCCCAGGAGTTATGGCAAACTCTGGTACTCAGCTTACCTTTGCTGCTCTTCAGGATAATAATTTCAACAGAGCTAAGAGTAACATTAAGCTTATTGAAGCTGGTGCACTAGGACTACCTTGCGTATGTCCAGATATGGTTACGTATAAGGATGCTAGCTTAAAGTATAAAACTGGAGATGAGTTTATTGACCAGATCAAATACGCTCTTAAGGATCACGACCGTTATACTCGTATGTGTAAGGAAGCTCGTAAGTATTCAGAAAAGTTCTGGTTAGAAGATGAAAAGAATCTTAACAAGCACTTAGAAGCTTATACGACACCTTTCGGATCACCAGATAGAAAGTATCTTAAAGAGTGTAATTTATAATTTGCTTGACCGTCTTTAGAAAGCATATAGAATATAGGTGTGTATAGAAACGCATCTTATAATCCTAAAGACGGTACAATATATCTTCGTACTTGGTCAGAAGACGGAGATAGAATAGATACGGAAATTCCGTTCTCCCCTTTCCTTTATACAGAAAAAGATGGTGCCGAGGACGGAATATCTATTTTTAAGACTCCTTTAAGAAAGCATACTTTTCGTAATTCGTTTGAACGTAATAGATTTGTTGATGATACAAAAAACGGTCGTCTATTTGGTAATCTACCAGTAGATCAGCAATTTCTTATTGAGATGTTTAACGCTGAAGTAGATAAAGTTGAGTTTAGTAAGCATCCGCTAAAGGTTTACTTCATTGATATTGAGACGTATTCCCCGAATGAATTTCCTATTCCGAAGATCGCCAAAGACCCTGTAACTCTTATTACGATTCTTGATACTATTACGGGTAAGATTCATACCTGGGGATTAAAGAACGATTATAAACCTACTTTAGATAATGTTACATATTATAAGTGTAAAGATGAGAGTGATCTATTTGAAAGATTTGTAAATTTCTGGAAAAAAGATCCGCCAGATATTCTTACTGGATGGAATACAGAACAGTTTGACGTTCCGTATATTATTAATCGTGCGAAGAACCTTTTAGGTGAAGAATTCATTAAACAACTATCACCTGTAGGTCAAGTAACATATAGAGAAAGCTTTCAAAAGTTCGGTAAGGATATTGGTCGTTGGTATATTGCCGGGGTTAGTTGCTTAGATTACATGGAAATTTATAAGACGTATTCAAAAGGAGATAGAGAGTCTTATTCTTTGAATTATATTGCTGAATATGAACTTAACGAAGGTAAATTAGCTATCAATGCTACTAATCTTTCTACTCTTGCTGATACTGATTGGAATAACTTTGTTGATTATAATATTCAGGACGTAGATCTCCTTCGTAAGCTTGAAGATAAACTTAACTATCTAAAGATTATTCGTTTGCTTGCGTACAAAGGATGTACAAACTTCGAAAGAGCTTTAGGAAAGGTATCGATTGTAACTGGTGCAATGTCGCTACAAGCTCGTAAACAAGGCTTTGTTATTCCTACGTTTAAGAATGAAACTACACGAGAAGCGTTAGAAGGCGGTTACGTGAGAGAGCCCGTTAGAGGCCTTAAAGACGCTATTGTAAGTTTTGACGTTAACTCCCTATACCCTAATACAATTATTACTCTGAATATCTCTTCAGAAACTAAGCTAGGTAGAATTGTTACCGGAGATGTAGAGGTAGATAAAGAGATTGAAATTAAGCTCGTTAACGGAGGTATGTTTAAAATCGCAGTTAGTAAGCTAAAAGATTTCCTTAAGAAGGAAAACGTAGCTTTATCAAAAGCCGGTGTACTCTATTCTCAGAAGTTTAAAGGGGTTTGTCCTAATTTGATTAATAGTATTTACGACGAGCGTGTTTATGCTCGTAAGCAGATGATTGATCTTAAGAAGTCTAAAAAGAAAGATAAAGAAACTACAGCTGCTATTCAATACTTCGATACTCTACAATATACCTTAAAGATTCTTTTGAACTCTATCTACGGAACGTTTGCTAATAAGCATTCAGCGTTTATGGATATTGATAATGCTTCGTCAATTACCTTAACTGGCCAAGCTGTAGCAAAAGCGGGCGGTAACATTATTAACGAATATGCTAAGAATATCTTTAAAGTAAACGAGTCGTTGATTCTAAGCGGTGATACAGATTCTCTTTATATTACCATTCAACCTATTTTAGATAAGCTTAATATACCCTTAACTATTGACGGTATTATTAATCCTAAGGTTCACACTATTGTTGATTCGATTGATAAACATCTCGGTGAAAAGATTCTTGATTGGGCTCGGGAAGAACTTAATTCGGCTGACCCTCGATTTGTCTTTAAAAGAGAAGCTATTGCTGACGTTGGTACCTTCTTAATGAAAAAGAGATATATTCTTCATATTTTAGATGATGAAGGTGTAGCAACAAATAAGTTTAAGTATGTAGGAGTAGAATTAGCACGATCAACGACTCCAAAACAGGTTAAAGCTATTATTCAAAAAACCATTGAGACGGCTTTCCTTACTAAAGATGTTAAAAAAACAAACGAAGTATTTAGAGAAGCTTATGACTTGTTTAGAAATCTTGATGTATCTGAAGCGTCCTTTAGAAGATCAGTAAAAGAACCAGACAAGTATTCAGCTGGAGCATCCTTAAACAAGTTTAATAAAGGTACTCCTTGTCACGTTAAAGCGGCTCTAGCTTATAATATGCTTTTAGAAAAGATGAATTTACAAAACAAGTATGAGCTAATTCGTTCTGGTCAAAAAGTAAAATATTTTTATGCCTCTAAAAACGTATATGGTTTAGATGCTTTAGCTTTTGTAAGTGAATTTCCAAAAGAGTTTAAAGATATTAAAATTGATTACGATAAGATGTTCGGTAAGATTGTAACACCTCCTATTGAAGCTGTTTACGAAGCTATTGGATGGTATTTACCTATTATTGGTAAAGAAGTACAAACAGATTTATTCGAACTCTTCTCTTGATTAAGAAAAAATAGTATCGATAATTTTTATATGAGCGAACTACAAACACGTCTAAAAGAGGAAACATCAGATCTTCATAGTAAATCCGAACAGCATCCATTGATGCAATCATTTGTAGATGGTTCTTTTAAGAAAGAGCATCTTCTAGATCTTTTAATAAATCTTCTTCCTATCTATCAAGTTGTTGAACAGCGCCTTCTTTCTAAAGAAATTCTAGATAATCCTGATCTTAAAAGAAGTACACAAATTCAAAAAGATATTGATAAGCTTATTTTAGATACAAGTATTACGACACTTAAGGTTAGAGATATAACTGAAAAGTGGGTATCTTCTTCTTGGCAAAAATCCCTTTATGCTTTAAAAGCTGATCTCTACCTTCGTTGGTTAGCTGATTTTTATGGAGGCAGGATTCTTGCTAAGTCTCAAGCCCCTTATAACGAAACATATAATGCAAAAGATCCTGGAGCTGTAATTACTACAGTTAGGTATCTCTTAACTAAAGATACACCAGATTTATATAATGATAGTATTGTACTAGAAACAAAATCTTTCTTTCACTTTCATATAAATCTATTTGAAGAAATATGGAATCACTAAGAAGATATTTTGATATTTTAACACAAGAGTTTACTAGTGCATTTGGTTATCCGGATCGTCCAGAATTAGATAACCCAAATGGTGTTTGGTATAATAATGTATATAAGAGTCCTATTTTTAGACACATTCATTTACAATATTATAAAACAAATAAAATCGGTATTGTTCATGCTAATGTATTTCCTAGCGCAACAGTAGATTTTCCTATATTAGGTGTAGACTTTATTGAAATAGGAAGTAAAGTTACAGGTTTCTTTTTTGATATTACACCGATTAACGCTAATCAAATTGTTCAAAAGAGTTTAATTAAATTTAAAAATGTAATTACATCTCCAGAAAGAAAACTCCCTGAATGGGCAAATTTCTTTAGTGAAAACTTTATTTGTGTAACACCTAATGAAGAAGAATTACTTTTACTTTTTACACACTCTTTAGCAATTATTAGAGAATATTTAGATTATTCTAAAACTTATAAAGATAGATATACTTTAAATGTTGAAAAGCAAAATGACTATTGTAAAGGTCAAAAGAAAAACGAAAAAACCTTTAAAGCTTTAGCAATTGATGTAGGGGAAGATAATGCTAAAAAATTTATTAACAATTTTATGTTTCCTGAGCTTTAATCTCTTTAACAAACAATTGAATAATTTCAGCCCCTTTAAATTTTAAAAGACGTTCATTAGTTATATTAAAATGTTCAAGAGCTTTTTGTATACAGTCACTTTTAGTAGCTGAGGCTGTTTTCCATAGATATACCGGACCCACTTTTATTACATGGACTATTCTTTTATGAATAAAATACTTGACATTTGTAGAATTTGACATTATTATTGTACAATATTTATGCTTATTAGCCACGAAACACCTATTAGTCTTCTAGATACCTCTAGAGGCTACAATGATTATGATTATTGTCTAGTACATTTACTACCTGAACAGTCGGAATATCTTAAATTTTATAAGGATTCCGTCGAAATGGGTAGACACGTATTACTTGATAATAGTATTTTTGAACTTGGAGAAGCTTATGATTCAAAAGAATTTGCTTATTGGATTAATGAATTGAAACCTACTGAGTTTATTATACCTGACGTTCTTGAAAGCACAGAAGGAACTATTGAAAGCTTTAAGAAGTTTACTAGCGAATATAGAAACCTTCCGAGTAGAAGTATCGGTGTAGTTCAAGGTAAGACATATAAAGAAATTGTTGAATGTTATAATTTCTTGTGCAAGTATGTAACTAAGATTGCTATTTCTTTTGATTATTCGTTTTATCTTAATGAATGGCCTACTTTAGAATCGTTTGAAAAAGAATTAGGAGTATTACCTGAATGGATAAAGGGACTCGAATTTAATAAGTGGGTAAGATATTCCTTAGGTAGAGTAGCTTTACTTCATAGACTTAGTGCTAAGGATAACTATTTTGATTATAGAAAGGGTCATCATCTACTAGGATGTGCTACCCCTTGGGAGTTTAAACTCTATAACAAGACGCCGTATAAGATGTGTATTGAATCAATAGATACTTCTAATCCTATTGTAGCAGCTATTCTTCATAAGAAGTATAATCCTGTTTATGGGCTACATGAAAAGTGGTCAGTAAAACTAGTTGACTATATTGGCGCTAATATAACTCGAGAACAGCTCGAATTAGCTTTTTATAATACGTCCCTATTTAGAAAATTCTGTTCATGAGAAAATGGGTAACGTTTTTTAGTCAGACAGGTTCTGAAATTTATAAGCTTTCAAATAGACTCGGAAGAAATCCGGATATTATTGTAACAAATAGTACAAAGATTAGGCCTGAAGTTGTTGATAAGTTTGGAGATAGTATTGTTTACGTAGGTCCAAAGCCTACAGTAGAAGATTATCTTAGGTTTATACCCGTTAATAGTTTAGTTACTCTTCACGGATGGCTTAGAATAGTGCCTGAAGAAGTATGTGATAGGTACGAGATTTATAATCTTCATCCAGCTAACCTGTTTCATAACCCTGAATTGAAAGGTAAAGATCCTCAAAAGATGGCCTATAAACAGAAACTAATATTTTCCGGTAATACTATTCATCGCTGTACAGCCGAATTAGATTCCGGAGAGATACTTGAACATAGTTATACTTCTATTGAAGGCTTAACGTTAGATGAAATTATTGCAACATTACATGAAGATGCTACAAATTTGTGGTATAGATTTTTAAAAAAGCATTTACAATAAACGAATGAAAATTGCTATTTCAGGTGCTCATAGTCAAGGTAAAACTACTCTTGTAAAGTGGTTGCAGGATATAAATGTTTTAACTGATTATAAGTTTAGAACTTCTTTAACGAGAGGAATGCAGAAAGCGGGGTATAATATTAATGAAGATGGGGATGAGGTAACTCAATTAGCTATTATGGCTAAGCATTTTCAGCGACTTAGTGAAGTAGGGAATATAATTTATGATCGTTGTGCTTTAGATGGTTATGCCTATTCTATGTCTTTAGTAAAAGATCTTAAAGTTTTAGATATTATTAGAGATATGTTTTTATTAATGGTGGATAGATATGATATTATTTTTTATGTTGAGCCGGAGTTAGATCTTATAGAAGATGGTCAAAGGACAGTAAATAAAGATTTTTTTGATAGTGTAGTGCAATCTTTTGATTGTATTATTAAATCATATGCAATACCTGTTGTAAGGCTTAGCGGTTCTGTAGAAGAACGTGCTAGACAATTCTTTGTAGCTTTACAGGATAAAGAGGTAGAAAAACACAACAACGAATTTTACGAATTATGAGTACAACTAACATGAATGACATTGCATCGAAGTCTTTAGGATCTTCGGCTTCGTATGCAGTATATACCGATACGTTTGATCCTACGCTTCTTAACCCGATGCCTCGATCCCTAGCTCGAGATGATTGGGGTATTAAAGCTGGAAGCTTTGTAGGATTTGATACATGGCATTGTCATGAAGCTACATTCCTTCTTAATAGTGGAGTGCCCGTAGCAGGTACACTAAAGTATGTTTATTCTTGTGACTCTGAGTTTATGGTAGAGTCAAAGTCTGCTAAGCTTTATTGTAACTCGTTTGATATGTGCAAGATGGGTGAGAATTATTCTCAGGCAATTGCTAATTATGAGAATCAAATTAAAACAGATCTCGAAAATATTCTTAAGACACCAGTATCAGTTAAGTTTTTCCGTTCAGGATCTGATAATAATGCTGTAGACTCTGTTCCTGATTATGTTGATCTTACAGATAAGATTCATTTTAGCACTGAGATTACTGATTATGCTTCTAAGGAGGAGCATTTAAAGTTTTATTCACTTGAAGATGGTAACGAAATTGTAGAATGTAAATATTTTACTAATGCGTTGAGGTCTCGTTGCCGTCATACAAAGCAGAAAGATACAGGTACGGCTTATATTCATATTATTACAAAGGGATGTGAAGTAAATCCGGTATCACTCTTTAAGCAAATTGTATCGTTACGAGAAGTTAACGAGTTCCATGAATTCTGTGCTGAAAAGCTTTATACAAGTATTAAGAGTCATCCAGCAGTAATTGATTGTGCTGTAACTCTTCTTTATGCTCGTCGAGGATCGCTTGATATTAACCCGACAAGGGCTAGTCGAGCTGATCTTCTTCCATCTGTTCTTATTAATTCAAATGTCTATACAAAAAAGGCAATGGGTCAATAAGATTCACACTAGCACAAAACACAAAACTAATATAATATATTAACGATATGAGCGAAACAACAAACAAAATCACAATCTTCTTTGACTCTGTAGGACGTACAATCCTCGGAGAACGAGTTGACGAAGCAACAACAGATACAGTTCTTTCTATTAAGAACCCAGCAGTTGTCCACATTATGCCTAACCAGCAGACAGGACAGCTTACTCTTCAGATCCTTCCTCTCTTCTTCAGAGAGTTCTTGGCTGATAAGACCGAAGCTACAACTTGGAAGTATAACCGTTCACTCATTACTGAGTGCAATGATATTGCTTTTGACTTTAAGCTTCAGGCTCAGTACCAGCAGATCTTCAATCCTAGTCCAATTATCACTCCAGGAGGTGTCACACCAGCCGATAAGACTGACGTAGTCCGTCTTTTTGACGAAGAATAATTGGATTTAATAGAAGCAGCATCTAATATTGTCGTATGGCTAAAAACGAACTCTCTCATTTAAAAGATATTTTTAAATCTGTCGATGACTTAAACCCAGACGCTGCAGTATTAGATGCTGCTACTCTATCAACAGCAGATGATTGGATTGATACAGGATCATATGCTTTAAACGCAATTATTTCAGGGTCTCTTTATAAGGGAATTCCTGGAGGTCGTATTACAGGTTTTGCCGGTCCTTCTATGGCTGGTAAGACTCTTATTATGAGTAAGATTATGGCTAATGCTCAAAAGAAAGGCTATATACCTGTTATTTGGGATTCTGAGGTAGCCGTAGATAAGAAGAGTGCTGAAGGCGCTGGTATGGATTCAGCTCGTGTTAAGTATTATCCGGTAGAGACAATTGAAGATTGTCGTAATCAAATGTCTGCTTTCCTTGATAATGTTATCAAAGCAGATAATCCTGATCTTAAGTTTATTGTTGCTATCGATTCCCTCGGTAATCTAGCAAGTGCTAAAGAGATTAAGGATGCTACAGCAGGTAAAGACTCTGCTGATGTCGGTCAACGCGCTAAGGCAATTAAGTCTATGATGCGCACACTTACCTATAAGGCTGCTAAGGCTAAGGTACCAATTTTGTTTAGTAACCATATTTATGAAGGAATGGAAATGTTTCCTACTCTTGTTAAAACTCAGAGTGGTGGTAAGGGGCCGATTTATCTTGCTTCGGTTCTTGTACAACTTAGCACGAAGAACGAGAAAAGCAGTGACAATCCTAATGAACAATCTGTGGCTATTGCTCATAATATTTCAGGTGTTACGTTAGGAGCAATGACAGTAAAGAATCGATTTGTACCTTCTTATCTCAAGACTGAACTTTATTTAAACTTTAAGTCAGGGCTTGATAAGCATGCAGGTCTTTTTGAAATTGCTGAAGCCTTTAAGGTTATTGAAAAGCCAGGACGTACAGTAATGTATAAAGGTGAGAGTCTTGGTTACAGAAAAGATCTTGAAAAAGATCCTAAATTCTGGGAAAAGATTATGCCAGAGCTAGAGAAGGTTCTTCAAGAACAACTTTGCTATGGTACAGGGGATTCAGTTGATATTGAAGAAGAAGTCGATAATATCGAATAATGTCTGCTCCCACTCCTGGTAAGCTAGATCTCGATTATTACGAGAACATTATTCTTTTTAATTCTCTTCTTAGTCAAGAATATCTAGCTTCAATTATTGATCATGCTGATCCTACTTACTTTAATGATAAAAGTATTCAAACAGTTTTTAAGTGCATTATATCGTTCTTTACTGAACGTGGAACAGTGCCTACAGCTACTGAAATTAAATCCAGACTCTCAACAGACGAAGAGAGACGATCATTTAATGAAGTAGTAACTCGCTTTAAAGAACTAGATACAAAGTTTAATAAAGAGGAGCTTCTTAATAATACAGAGAGGTTTCTAAAAGAAAGATGTTTGTATAAAACTATTGTTGATACTGCAGAAAAGTACTCTGAAGGTAAAGCAGATCCTGCTGAGATATTAAAGGAGTTTGAAAAAGCTTATAATATTAATCTTAGTGAGGATATGGGTCATTGGTACTTTGAAGAAGTAGATGAGCATATTAAAGAACTTACTAAAGTATATAATGCTATTCCTACAGGATGGAAATTCTTAGATGAGAAAATTGAAGGTGGTTTATTTCCAAAGTCTCTTTATTGCCTAGTAGGTCAAGTTAATATTGGTAAGAGTATTTTCCTTGGTAATATTGCTGCTAATATGGTAATGAAGAATAGAAATACTCTTCTTATATCTTTGGAAATGTCTGAGTTTATGTACGCTAAACGTATTAGTGCTCAGCTTACCCAGATTCCTCATCATAGTCTTAAGTTGTATACCGATGAACTTAAAGATCAAGTTAAGCATATTGAACGACAGTTAGAGAGTAAGCTTATTATTAAAGAATACGCTCCAAAGACAGTAACAGTAAGAAATATCGATGCTTATATAACAAAACTAGCTCACAAAGGGTTTAAACCTGAAGTAGTTGTTATTGATTATATTAATCTTCTAAAGCCAACATCTAAGAATCTTAATTCGTACGAGTCTGTAAAAGAAATAGCAGAACAACTAAGAGCAATGTCATTTAAGTATAATATACCTATTGTTACAGCTTCTCAGCTTAATCGTGGAGCGTTTAATACAGCCAGTCCAGGTATGGAAGGTATTTCAGAATCTATTGGATTAGCAGCAACTTGTGACGTAATTTGTTCTTTGTGGCAAGAAGATGAAGATAAAGAATTAGGTATTATTAATCTCGGTATGCAAAAGAATAGATTTGGAGCTAACTTTGGTAGCTGCGCTTTTAAGGTTAAGTACGAAACTTTAACTCTTAACGAGGTTAGTGCTGATCACTTTACTACTGAAACTCCTCAACAGGCTGTTAGTGATGCTCAAAGTGCCTTACAAAGTTTATCTGAGCCTTGATAAATGTAACAATATGTAGTAAATAAAGCTACATATATGTTTAATGAAAAGGTATTAGACGATTTCTTATCTAAGAATGACCCTTTAAAGCAAATTTGTACAAAAGAGTTTATACTCGGTGTATTTAAATTTGGTTCCTTTTTATCTATTTTACATAATAAAAGACTAAATCCTTCAGCAGTATTTGTTCTTATATTAGAAAGTAAAGAGATAAGAGATTTATTCGTAGATGTCACTCACTCAGAAAACGCTAAAGAAGCCTTACTTGGCCTCTTGCAACTTTACCCGCCGCTACTAAAATCAAAGAATACTAAACGACTATTCAAGAAATCAATATCCGGCAAAAAGTGACTGAACTAGAAAAAAGAATTTACAATAAACATTTAGCGGTGTCTCGATCTTTACGTAATAAGCCCTTTAAACTTAAAGGTGATTTTACTAATTTTAAAGATAGTACAAAATACCCTTCAATAAAAAGACTTTGTATATTCTTTAACAAGTATCCTGATGTTGATATGGATACATATTTTATGGC